ATCTGGCGGCGGTGATGGCGTAACCGAGGCGCAACTCCAGCGCAGGCGGCGTGGACGTGTGCAGACAAACCTGACCGGCGGTGCCGCTCGCATGGCTAACGTCGCCCAAAAAACCTTGGTAGGATTTTAGAAATGGTCGAGCCCGACGCGAAAGCGGTCGCTTTCCTGAAGAATATGCGCGTGCTGGAGACCCAGCGCGGCGTGTGGGAGGCGCACTGGCAGGAAATCGCCGACTATGTCGTGCCGCGCAAGGCCGACATAACGAAACGGCGAACTGCCGGCGAAAAGCGCACGCAGTTGATCTTCGACGGCACCGCTATACACGCGCTCGAGCTGCTCTCATCCAGCCTGCACGGTATGCTCACTAGCGCATCGACGGCATGGTTTACGCTGGGCTTTAGCGACCCCGCTCTGAACCGCGACGATAAGGCCAAGGAATGGCTCGAGGCGGCGACCGACAGCCTCTATGACGCCTTCGATCGCAGCAACTTTCAAGAGCAGGTACAGGAGCTATATCAAGACCTCGTCGCCTTTGGCACCGGGTGCATGTTCGTTGAGAGCGCCGAGCCAGCCGGCTTGCGCTTTAGCACTCGGCATATCTCCGAGCTTTACATTTCAGAAAACGCCGATGGCCGCGTCGATCAGATATTCCGCAAATTTAAATTGACCGCCCGAGCTGCCGTCAATCGCTGGGGCGAGGCCGCTGTCGGCGAGCGTATCGCCAAGATGTACAAGAACGAGCCGCACAAAGAGGTCTCGATCGTCCATCACGTCTCGCCGCGCGACGACTATGACACCAGCAAAAAGGGCGCGATGGATAAGCCCTTCATGTCCTGCTACATCGAGCCGGAGCTGAAGAAAGTCATCTCCGAGGGCGGCTATGATGAGTTCCCGTTTCTGGTGCCACGCTGGTTGAAGGCGTCCTTCGAGCTGGGCTATGGCAGGTCCGTTTGCATGAAATGCCTGCCCGACATCAAGATGTTAAATTCGATGTCCGAGACGACGATCAAATCGGCGCAGAAGCAAGTCGATCCGCCGCTCCTCGTTCCTGATGACGGGTACGTCGCTCCGGTGCGTACCGTTCCGGGCGGCATTAACTACTACCGCGCCGGCACGCGCGATCGCATCGAAACGCTGCAAATCGGCGCGAATACGCCGCTCGGCCTTTCGATGGAGCAGCAAAGGCGTGACGCCATACGGCAGGCCTTCTATGTGGATCAATTAATTCTACAGGAAGGTCCGGCTATGACGGCCACCGAGGTCGTCCAGCGCAACGAAGAAAAGATGCGCATACTGGGGCCGGTGCTTGGGCGCTTGCAGGCAGAGTTCCTCGAGCCGCTGATTGGCCGCACCTTTAGCATCCTGTCAAGACAGAACGCCCTGCCGCCTGTGCCGGAGTTTCTCGTCGGCATGCCGCTCGCAATCCAATACGTCTCGCCGCTGGCCAAGGCGCAGAAGCTCGGCGACTTGCAGAGCGTCCTGCGGACCATCGAGATATTGCAGCCCTTTGCCGAAATCGATCCCTCGGTGCTTGACTACCTCGACACCGACGGCCTCGCTCTGCATGTCATGGATGTCCTCGGCGTCCCGGCACGGGTACGCAAAGGCCAGGAGGAGGTGCAGGAGATACGCGAGGAGCGCGAGCAGCAGCAGCAGGCCATGCAGGAGCAGGAGCAGGCAATGCAGGGGGCTCAGATGGCCGGCCAAGCAGCGCCGATGGTCAAGGCGATAACTAACGCCGAGCAAGCAGGCGCGTCTGCGCCGCTCCAGGCAGCTTGAAGTGAATGGAGTTTTTAAAGGACTACTGGGAGCAGGTCGTCTTTGTCGGTCTGATCATTGTTCTTTTCACGCGCATGCGCAGCCAAATCGCTGAACTGCGCAAAGACGTGGATGACATGGAAAAGCGCAACACCTTTATCGAAACAACCAAGTTGCAGGCTCTGACCGATGCGCACTCGGACCAGATAACCGCCCTCTGGGATCACATCAACAAACTTCGCGACATGGTTAACGGCGTAAATGGGAGAAAAAAGTAGTGTCAGCAGAATGCAAATGTAAGGACTGCAAATGTGACCCCTGCCGTTGCGGAGGAAATAAATAGTGGAGCAGCGTGAGATCGACCGCCGGCTGGCTTACCGCGAGCTGTTCAACAGCGATGTTGGCGAAAAGATCATCGGCGATATGTCCGAGCGCTTCTATGCCGGCAAAACGACATGGTCCGAGAACCCGCTCGAGATGGCCTACTGTGAAGGCCAGCGATCGGTGATCCTCTGGCTGCATCACATGTGTTCCGAGAAATGGGAAAACCTTAATTAACTAGGAGAATTAACTATGGCCGAAGCAGCAGTCGAACAGGCAGCCCCAGAGACGGGGTCTGTTTCCACTGACGCGACGACGCCGCCGACAGCGGCGAACGACTGGCGCGATGCGATCGGCGAGGACATCCGGCACGATCCCTCGCTGCAATCGATCAAGGATGTAGGCAATCTTGCCAAGTCTTATATCCACGCTCAACGCATGATCGGGCGCGATAAGATCGCCTTGCCCGGCGAAAGCGGAACGCCGGAGGAGTGGTCGGATTTTGACGCGCGATCCGGCAGGCCGACCGAAGCCGCAAACTATGACTTGAACACAAACATACCGGCGCACCTCGAGAGCGAGAACGACGCGAGCGTGATTGAGGGCTTCAAGGAAGCCGCGCACGCTGCCGGCCTGCGCAACAATCAGGCGCAGGCGGTGCTGGACTATTACTTTGATATGTCCGGCAGTATGAGCGAAGAGCGTAGCCAGATGCTCGAGCAGAGCCGCGCCGATACAGAGACTGAATTGCGGCGAGAGTATGGCAGAGCATACGACGAACGGATGGGCTTCGCCAAGGACGCGCTGGCACAGTTCGGCAGCGACGACCTCGCCGAGATGGAACTTGCCGACGGGAGCAAAATTGGCAACAACCCGCACTTCGCAAAGATGCTGTCCAATGTCGGGCTGTTCATCCGCGAGAAGATCGGAGAGGACAGCCTGGAGGGCGACAAGAAATTACAGAATATGATGACGCCGCAGGACGCGCGTAATCAGCGCCTCGAGCTGATGCGACCCGGCGGTCCCTACTGGGACAGGAACCATCCGCAACACGGAGATTTTGTGCAGCGGGCTCTCGAGCTTGCTGAATACGAATACCCCGAGGAGGTCACGCAAATCGGGTGAGTTTCGGGACAAGCATCATGTTGATGCCCCTGATTGGACGGCGTTGAAAGGAACGCGGCCTAGCGGCCTAAAAGCAGGAAGTCCGGCGTCGTGCCGGGTAGCGATCCGAGCAACTCAAATGCTTGGAGGGATAGACAATGTCTACCCAGATTACCACAGCGTTCGTGCAGCAGTTTAGTGCAAACGTCACTTTGTTGGCGCAACAGACTGGATCGATGCTTCGCAACGCAGTTAACGTGGATTCGGTTAAAGGCGAAAAGGCTTTTTATGAGCAAATCGGTAAAGCGGCGGCAGTGCAACGCACCAGCCGGCATGCCGATACTCCACTCGTTGAGACACCCCATAGTCGAAGAATGGTTTCTTTGACCACTTTTGAATGGGGAGATTTGGTGGACGATGCTGATAAAATTCGCATGTTAATCGACCCCACTTCTACCTACGCCCGCGCGGCGGCGGCGGCTATTTCACGCAGCATGGATACGGTTATTATCGATGCGATGACTGGCACCGCCAAAACGGGAGCGTCAGGCTCTACCAGCACTACACTGCCAGCCGGGCAGAAGATCGCTCATGGCAGCGCAGGGCTCACAATTGCTAAACTCGTTTCAGCGAAAAAGATACTTGACGAAAACGATGTCGATCCAAGTATCCCGCGTTGGATCGTGGTGAGCCCCGAGCAGACTGAAGACCTGCTTAACAATACGACTGTGACTTCAGCCGATTACAACAGTATCAAAGCACTTGTTCGCGGTGGATATTCGCCTAGCAGGCGTGAAAGCGTTTGCTGAAAACTGCTCAAATTCGGGGAAGGCTGTAAAATGCTAATCCCGAGCGAAGCCCTAATTTGGGAACGTGTAGAGACTTGACGGGCAGCACCCTTTGGGGTGATGAGAAAGTCCAGACCACAAACGGCTTATGCCGGCAGCGAAAGCTGTAGCTGGTAAGGAAATTGATACTTTTCTCGGCTTTAAGTTCATTACGTCAAACCGCCTGAACACTGACTCGACGCCATCGCGTCAAGTCGTTGCCTGGGCGCAAGACGGAATGCAACTCGCGATAGGAGCCGAGCCGACCGCTCGGATCAGTGAGCGGGATGATAAGTCGTATTCAACCCAAGTGTTCTATTCGGCGACCTTTGGGGCCTGTCGGCTTCAGGAAGAAATGGTTGTCGAAATAGCATGTAACGAATAGGGAGGAGATGACATGGCAAATGTAAATCAGACACTCGTCACGAATTTCCTCGCCGACCCGCCGACAATGAATCCGGTTCGTCAATTGCATGGACGGATGCGCGTTGCCTGCGGAACCATAGCCCTTGCTGCGGGTGATGTCAGTGCAGGCGACACGATTATGCTTGCGCCGATCCCAACCAATGCTGCGGTCATCTCGATCAAGATTTACAATGATGACCTGGACTCTGGTTCAACCGTGACGATGCACTGCGGCTTATATACAGCCGACGGCAACGTGACGGCCAAAGATGTTGATGCCTACGCATCGGCGACCACCGACCTACGGGCCGCTGTGATCGTCGGTACGGAAGTTGCGTTTGAAGCGCGTAACATCAATCTGATGGGACAGCGCGTGTGGGAAGATGCTGGCGACAGCACCGATCCAGGCGGGTTTTACCTGATTGGTCTCGAAACTGATGCCGCTGGCGATACCGCTGGCGACCTCTCGTTTGTGATCACCTACGTTGTCGACTAAAGGCGTGAGGGGGGGCGAAAGCTCCCCCTCTCGTTTTAGCGGCGGCGGTGGACAGTCTAAGAAGTATTCGCTGCTCGAGGCGTGCGTCAACGTCACGATCGGCATCGGTGTCGCGTGGGGTCTATCGTTTCTCGTGTTCCCGTTTTTTGGATACGAGCCCACTGTGATGAAGACCCTATGGATCAGCTTGATATTTACAGCCGTCAGTCTGGTCCGAAGTTATGTATTGCGGCGGCTGTTCAATTTAATCTCTATGAGATACGGGAAATAAATCGATGGCGTCTGAAGTCGATATCTGCAATTCCGCGCTTAACCAGCTCGGCGCAAGTCAGATCATCTCGCGCACAGAAAACAGCAAGGCCGCGCGTGTGGTCAATCAGCGCTATGACTTTGTGCGAGATAAGGTGATCCGCAGCCATCCCTGGAATGCATGTGTGCGTCGTGCAAGCCTGGGCCAGGAGACAGACACGCCGACCTATAAATATGCCTATCAATACGCCTTGCCGACAGACCCCTATTGCCTGCGGGTGATCAACATCAGCACCGGCGGCAACATCGAAGAGCTAGACATCGACTACCAGATTGAAGGGCGCAAACTTCTCACCGACGAGAGTACCGTCTATCTCCGATACATCGCGCGCATCGAAGACCCCAACGAGTATGACGCGCTGCTTATAGAGGCTTTGACAGCCGCGCTGGCCGCTGACATATCCTACGCGATCACAAACAGCGTGACGTTAGCGCGTGAACTGCAAGGTCTCTATGCCCTGAAACTTTCCGAGGCGCGCTTCGCCGATGCCCAGGAGAATTTCCCCGATGTCATCGAAGCCGATACCTTCACCAACGCTAGGCTCTAAGCATGACGCGAGCCTCGCCAGCGTTTGCCAACTGGACTGCCGGAGAGCTGTCGGCCCGTCTTGAGGGCCGGACTGACCTCGACAAATACTTCCAGGGCGCGCGCGCAATCGAGAATTTCATCGTGCATCCTCATGGCGGCGTTAGCCGCAGGCCCGGCACCACATACGTCTCGCCGGTCAAGGACAGCGCTGCCAAGACGCGGCTGCTGCCTTTTGAGTTCAACGTCACGCAAACCTACATAATCGAATTTGGAAACAATTATCTCCGCTTCTACAAGGACGGCGGCGTCATCCTCGAGGCCGGGAAGACTATCAGCGCCGCAACGAAGGCAAACCCCTGTGTAGTGACTGCAAATAGTCACGGCTTCTCTGATGGCGACGAGGTCGAGATCAGCGGCGTTGTCGGCATGACCGAGATCAACAGCCGGCGTTTTACCGTTGCGAACAAAACGACCAATACATTTGAGCTGTCGGGGATCAACTCGACGGACTTCACCACCTATGGTTCCGCCGGCACAGCCAGCCGGGTCTATACGGTCACGACGACATACACCACCGCACAAATCCCCGATCTAAAATTCGCGCAGTCAGCCGACATTTTGTATATCTGCCACAATGATCACGCGCCGGCGAAGCTGACTCGAACAGGTCACACGGCGTGGACGCTGACAGACATCAGTTTTGTTAACGGTCCCTATCTCGATCAAAACACAACGACGACGACGCTGACCGCAAACGGTCGATCGGGCTCAGTCACGCTCACCGCTAGCGCGGATGCGTTTGTTAGCACCGACGTTGGCCGGCTTGTGAAGATGTACAATGGCTATGCGAAAATTACCGCATACTCCTCAGCCACGTCAGTCACGGCGACGGTGCAAACGAAAGATGACGGGGTCAGCGAGTGGCTGCCGACCTACACCGCCGCAACAATTGCTTTTAAGGAGGGCGACCCGAGTAGCACCAGCCTGCCTCATAACGACCGGCTGACGGACACGGCAAGACTGTTTGAAGACGAGGGCTTTGCCAGCGGCATGGATATTACCATCACCGGCTCGACAAGCAATAACAAGGATGTCCGCGCGGCCACCGTGTCTGACGATACGGTCATCCTCAAGCCTATCGATGATCTCGCCGATGAAGCGCTCGGTGACACGGTCACGATGGTCGGCAAATTGACTGCGACAAAAGATTGGTCGCTCGGTGCCTTCTCGACAACGACGGGCTATCCGGCGGCGGTGAGCTTTTATGAAGAACGCCTTGTGTTCGCGAACACCACAGAGCAGCCGCAGACATTGTGGTTCAGCCGTAGCGGCGACTATGAGAATTTCACAACGTCACCCACGGTGCAGGACGATGACGCGCTGACATACACGATCGCGAGTAATTCCGTAAACTCGATACGTTATCTGTCAGCAGGAAAAAATTTGCTCGTGGGAACCG